ACACGGCACCTTCATCAGCGGGCGTGCCTTCATCGACGGCGCCGATGCGGTGGCGGTCGAGATGGAGCGCTACTGGGGCGTGGACAGGCTCAGGCTGCTTGTCTCTCCAGAGGTCAGGGAGAAGTTCGACAGGCAGCGGTACCTGTTCAATCAGGCCATCCAGAACGGCACCCTTCAGGATGTGCAGAAGGAGAGCACGCGCATGATCGCGGGGTGGATGGCGTGCAACAAGATCGCCATCGACGCTGGCGCCAAGCACATGCCGCTGGAGGTCGTCGAAATAGGTCTGGACGACGGCACGGTCGCCGCCATCGTGCCGGACGCCGTCAGGGCCGATCTGGTGCGGCGCGAGGGCAGGGCGATCACGATCTATACCCACGCCGAGATCGCGCATCTGCTGATGGAGCACGCGCTGGTGGCGAAGGTGAAGGTGACGTTTCCGGGTGCGACGGTGGTGGCGGCGAGGAAGAAGGGCGACCCGCTGCGGGGTATCGACAGGCCGACAGGCTTCGACACCCCGTTCGATGACGGGGTGCCGAGCCTGACGGGAGGCAGATCCTAGGGGCTGGAGAGGGCGTCGATTGCTTCGGCGTGCTTCTCGATCTCGCGCCGGAGTTCGATGATGGCGTGTTGCCGCGCTGTCCATGCATGGCGGGCGGCTTCGTATTGCGCGAGCGAGGCGTATTGGTAGTCACGTCCATGGGGGGTTGCCGCCGACATGGCATCCTGCACGAGGCGCAGGGCGCCGACGACGGCGAGTTGCTGATCGACAAGGTCGCGTGGACGGGTGCCGTTGAGCGAGATCTGCGGCATCACGAGGGCTGGGTAGGTCATGGCGGCTACTCCACGTTTCCGTTGCGGGCGACGACGCGCAGGGTGCGGACCTGCGTGACGTTGGTATGGGCGGTGATGAATTGCGGGGTCAGCTTCTCGCGCACCGCCTTCATGTCGAGGGTCTCACGGTCGGTCTCGCTGATCGTGAGGCGGAACAGGTCGCCTTCGTAGGCGCCGGGCTTGAGGTCGCCGAGCGCTTTCTTCAGTTCTTTTTCCTTGGTCTCCAACGCCGCGATCTGCGCCTTGAGGGCGCCGAGAGCGTCGATGGTGATGGAGAGATTGGACTTGGTCATGTGATGGTTCCTTGGTTGCGATGAAAAAGAGGTACGCCCGACTGACACCGGTGTCAAGCGGGCGCTGTTGTCAGTTGAACGCGGCAAATTTCTTGGCGTCCCGTTTGCGGGCGTTGGCAGCGCGTTTGGCAATGATGGCGCGGGCCTCTTCCAGCGTGGCGGTTTCCATCGTGTTGAAGGCGGGGCCGTAGCCGTTGCCGTCGCGCATGGGGGAGGTGGTGAGTTCAAAGAATGCCAGCGGCTTGTCGGCCTTGCGGATGGAGCCGCAGCGGCCTTTGGCCTCCCATTCGGCCTGTGTCAGCGGGATGCAGGTGTAGTGGACGATGCGCCAGCGGAAGCCGCACTCGCGGCCCTTCTGGTCCTTGAAGCCGAAGTTTTCGGAGCCAGCGTCAATGCCTTTTTCGTCGTAGGACTTGACCGGAATGTAGCCGTCGATGTCGATGTACATGGGTAGCCTCCTGTTGCGATGCCTCAATATAGTGCCACCACGACACCAGTGTCAACAGCTATTTAGGGCCGTTTTGGACCTAATAAGCACTGGTGACTGGGTGGCATTATAGCAGTTGACAGGGGTGTCAGAATGGCGTCTATTGGGGGCCTAAACAGGAGTTGGGACATGCGGTTCGAGACCATCAGCAAGCGGACACAGGCCTTCTACGACAGGGAGCGTGCGGCTCATCGCGCTGGTCTCGACAGTCTCGCCGTTCGCGTTGATTACATCTTCAATCAGGCAATCCAGAATGCCGAGGACACCGCTGCTGGAAATCCAGAGTTCACCAAAAAGGATTACGATCAGGTTGCGCTCGCTTCGTTGGAAGTTCTGCTTGCCGGATCGCAGGAGGCTGACGTTCAGGCTTGGTATCGCAAGCAGGGTTTCACTTGGTAGGAGATGGAGGCCAGCGATGAGGCCTCCTACGAGCATTTCAACAGGTACATCGCGGGAGATAGATAGTGAAAAACGGAAGTGACTGGCAGTCGCAACGCGCGATGACTGCCACGCAATTCAAGCGCATCGTCAAGGAACTGGGAATGTCTAGGGCTGCCGCTGGGCGCTACATAGGCGTTTCTTTGCGCCGTTTGCGCCGCATCACCAAGGGGCAGTCGGACGTGCCGGAGAGCGCCGCGCTCCTGCTCCGTTCGCTGGTCGCACACGGTGAAACGCCTGTGGTACCGAAGTGGGAGCAGGAGTAGACCAAGGTCCAACAGCTTGCCGAAGCACAAGAGGGCGCCTATTGTGGCGCCTTCTTTTTTTGCGGGGTGAGCGCATGGCCGGTGGAAAGATCGACCCGAAGATCGCAGCCGCCGTCGCCCAGCTTCGCGCCGACTTCGATGCCGCCAGAGGCATAGGCGAACTCAAGTACGCTGAATTGCAGACCGCGCTGGCTGCGGCTGTTCTCACCGCCACCAAGGAGATCGCCGCCATTCGCGCCGACGGGCAGAAGCAGCTTGACGAAATGAAGGAAGAGATCGCCGCCCTGCGCGAGCGGCTGATCATGGTTGCGGGCGCGGGCAACAATATTTAGGGATCATCACGCGGAGATCAAATGCCGAAGGCTCCAGCAGATTTACGATCTTTGGCGCGGTCTCACACCGATGCTTGCGTGCGAACTCTGGCAGCGATTGCAAAATCACCGAAGGCTCAGAAGTCTGCGCGTGTCGCTGCGGCGACTGCATTGCTCGACCGTGGCTGGGGCCGACCGCATCAGACTGTCGGTGGTGAGGATGGACAGGCCATCGAGATCATTGTGCGAAAGATGTTTGATGGAAAAGATTAGCGTCAAGGTGCCGTTCAACGGCTGGCGACCGCGACCGCATCAAAAGCGGTTGTGGAATTTTCTGGAGAATGGCGGCAAGCGTGCGATGGCGGTCTGGCATCGTCGCGCCGGAAAAGACGAAGTGTGTCTGCACTACACGATGACGGCGGCGGCAGAGCGTATCGGCAACTATTGGCACTGCCTTCCAGAGTTCTTGCAAGGCCGCAAGGCGATCTGGACCGCGATCAACGCACACACCGGCAAGAGGCGCATCGATGAAGCATTCCCCCGGCAACTGCGAGACAACACCAACGACAACGAGATGTTCATCCGTTTCAAAAACGGATCAACGTGGCAGGTCATTGGCAGTGATCGATACGACGCAACAGTCGGCGCGGGCGTTGCAGGTATCGTTTATTCCGAGTGGGCTTTGGCGAACCCATCTGCATGGGCCTACCACCGGCCAATGGTCGAAGAGAACGCGGGCTGGGCGACGTTCATCACTACTCCCCGAGGACGCAATCATGCGCTCGCCATGTTTCGCCACGCCGAGCAATCGCCCGAGTGGTTCGCCGAGCGGCTCACCGTCGATGATACTCACGCACTCACCCCAGCGGCTCTTGCCGAAGCCTTGAGAGAGTACACTGCGCTCTACGGTCAGGACGTTGGCCGGGCGCAGTACCTGCAAGAGTATTTCTGCGACTGGCAAGCCGCGATCCTTGGCGCGTACTTCGCGATGGAGATGGCGCAGGTCCGCAACGAGGGCCGCGTCATCGAGGTCGATGCCATCGAAGGCGAGATGGTGCATCGCGTATGGGATCTGGGCATAAAGGACGACACCAGCATCTGGTGGTATCAGGTACAAGGCGGTCAGGTGATCATCCTCGACCACTACGCCAACAGCGGAGGCGGCGTCGATCACTTCGCCGAGCAGGTCGAGAAGCGCCGAAACCTGCATGGCTGGCGCGACGGAAACGACTGGGTGCCGCACGACGCCAAGATCAGGGAGTGGGGAATACCGGGAGGCCGCACTCGCGTCGAGAGCATGCGGATGCAGGGCCTCAATCCCATCCTCGTGCCGTGGGCGACGTTCGCCGACGGCATCGAAGCGGCGCGGCGCACGCTGCCGCTGTGCGTCTTTCATCCGCGCACCGAGGAGACCGGCCTCGCTGCGCTCGAGCAGTACCGGCGTGAGTGGGACGATGAGAAGAAGGCATTCAGAGCGACCGATGTCCACGACTGGACCGCTCATCCGGCCGCGTCTTTTCGATACCTGTCTCTGGCATGGCGTCAGGCCGAGCGCCGTGAGGTGGCCGGGCCGAAGATCGAAGGTTGGCAGATCCCGCCGCCGGTCGAGCCGAAGAAAGGCATCAGGCTATGAGGAAGCGCACCTCGAAGCGACGGTGGAAGGCGCGTTGCCGTCTGGGCAAGCCGATACCAGCGTTGGTGATGGTCGATTTTGAACTCGCCATCTGGTTCAAATTCGTTCCGGTGCCGGGCAATCGAGACTTGTGGGTGGCGCTATGACGCTCGAACAGCAAGCGCAGCGCAGCAAGTCGATCATCGACAGCTTCAAGGGCGAGAACCCCGGCGAGGTCATCAGCGTGCTGGCGGCGACGTTGCAGATGGCGATCTGTCTCAGCGCCCGCAGCAAGGCCGACGCCATCGACATGGCAAGCTGCATCATGCTCGACATCGAGGACATGATCCCGAAGCAGTACGATCAGCATTTCGGCGAGGAGCAGCGCAATGGGCGTTAAGGCATCATTGACGTTCGAGGAGAAGGTCACTGCGGCGTATCTGCACTTCGCACAGGGCGTCGATCAGCATGTCATCGCTTCTGCGATGCTCGTCAACCCCGGCAGGGTTGCCGAGGCATGTGTAGCGGCGCGTGAAGCGCTCAAGCCGAAGAGCGCACCGAGTAACATGGTTCATCTGGCGGAGAAGAGAGCGTGACACTGGCTGACGCCATCCTCATCCAGCAGCCGCATCTGGTCACCGACCCGCTGCTGGCGTTGTTGCGCGAGCATCCAGAGCAGACAGAACTGATCCTGCCGGTGCTGGTGCGCTCGACGCTGGAGTACAACGAACTCAAGCGCATGGTGCCGGGGGCGGCGAAGCAGATCGACCGCGTGGCCCGTCAGGTCACCAAGCACAT